GGATATGGGGTCTTCTTTCGCCGAAGCACTTTTTTTGCACTATATGTCCGTTTTGCACTAAAAATCACTATAAAAGAAAAAATCCCATTCAGAGGCGGATCCGAATGGGCTTTTCTAGTGTATTACTACACATTATATAGGGAGACATTGCTGCCATCACCTACACATCTTAATTGTAATATGGAAGATTTTCTATGTCAAGGCTATTCCCATAGCAATTTTTTGCCAGGGTTAAAGATCCATTCATCTTCTACGTATTTATCATCTTCTGTCATTTCATAGAGGATAGCCATAAGCACTTTGCAGTCCTCATGCTTCCAGGTTAAATTACATTTGCCGTTTTCTACATTGAGGCATTTATTTAAATAGGACTCTACGACCTTAATGCTGTGAATGCTATGCATTATCTTGCTCTAATGGGGTAAATGCAGGAGCTGGTCCAAGGAGATATCCTTGTTCATGGTATTCCACCATCTTCCCCGTTTTTTCAGCATCGAAGTGGTTTGCCATAATTGTCATCATGTCATAGATTCTATGAAGCATGATGTAGTTAACCATAGGCAGGTTATCTTCGAGATTTTCTTTATTGATATCATCACTCATTCGGTCTACCCAAATCTTCCCAAAATTTCTCACGGCCCATTGCATCTGTATCGAGCATGGCGTTTGCTTCAAACTCATATGAGGAGAAGGAGTCTTCTACTTTCGGCGCACTAAAATTCGCACTTTCTTGATCTTTATCCATTTATAGCCTTTTCTACTAATGATACGATATTGTCGTAATCTAGTATACCTACTGTCCTTTTATAATTGCAGGATATGCAGTATAGGAATATGTTATCTTCTAGGTCCAAGTTAGAGTAAAGAGGGCCCTGATCCATAGGGCATAAAAGCTCTGGAACAAGACCCTCTTTTGATAGAGCTATGTACTTGGATACGTATTGTACCTTTTGCAACCGCTCTCTCCTTTAACTTTTTGGAAACTCGTGTATGAGGTTCCTGGCTTTACCTATTGAGTTAGGCCAAGACGACCAGTTGGTTCCGCCTTTGGTCATATAGTACGTTATCTCTGCGTTTGTTACTGGATCAAATAATTCCTTATTTGAAACTAATTCGAATTTATCTTTACGATCTACACCTAGGTTTCCCAACATGTTGATCTGAAAAATTCCGTAAGATTTATCTCCAGTTCGAGTGTTATCGTTTAAAGCTAGCGGTCTCCCGTTAGACTCTACCCGAGCAACAGCCCAAGCTGTCTTCAAAGCAATTCCTTCAAATCCTACAGCCCATAGTAAATCTCTTAAATCTTCGGCTGCAAGCATTTCTGAATGCTTATAAGTTTCATTACTGAACTTATCTAGTATTTCTCTCTTTAGTTGTCTTTCAGTTTTTGCCACCTCTGCAGGTGACGGTGTTAAAGCTTGAGTTACTGTTGGTCCTGGCTGTACGGTAAACAAAAACAATACTGCAATTGCTATGTACGACCAGTGATGAGCAACATCGCTCAGTCTTTCTTTGATTTTCTCCATTGGCATTTCCTCCTCTAGAGATAACGAACTATAATCATAACATTGATTTACTAACCCTGTCAAGCCAGTCAACTAGGATAAATGTAATGTATACGTATATAGTTGACTAATAAATCTTTAAATAAACAGTATAAAAAATATTTATACGCTTCCCATAGTAAACGTTATTTGGTAGAATAGAGTCTTCACACTAAATTCAATTAACCGCTAGGCGGAGAAAAAGGTAAACTAAATGTACAAAAACTATTGCTAATCCCTATGAAAATTTTATTGCATTATCAAGATATGCACGATGGATTCAAGAAGACAATCGTCGTGAGACTTGGGGAGAAACAGTAGATCGATATTTTGACTTTATGTTAAATCACCTTAAAGAAAATTATAATTACATTCCAGATGAGAAGCTTGTATGCGGAATTAAAAAATGGTGTATTCGAACGAAATGTCATGCCAAGCATGCGCTCTGTAATGACTGCAGGTGCTGCACTAGAAAGAGACAATGTAGCAGGGTATAACTGTTCATTTGTTCCAGTAGATTCACCACGTTCATTTGATGAGACCATGTATATCCTTATGTGTGGTACTGGAGTAGGATTCTCTGTTGAGTATAAGTACGTTAATAAACTTCCTGCCGTCCCAGATTCATTTGAGAAGTCAGATACAGTTATTGTTGTAGAAGATTCAAAGCAAGGATGGGCTAAAGCCTACCGTGAACTTTTGGCATTGCTATGGACTGGACATATCCCAGCCATTGATGTTTCAAAGGTACGACCAGCAGGTGCAAGACTTAAGACTATGGGAGGAAGATCTTCAGGACCTCAGCCATTAATTAATCTTTTTGATTTTACTATTGCAAAGTTTAAGTCAGCAGCAGGACGTAACCTAAAGCCTATTGAGGCACACGATATTATGTGCAAGATTGGCGAAGTTGTTGTAGTTGGTGGAGTTCGTCGTTCAGCCATGATTTCTTTGTCTAATATTAATGATATTGAAATAGGCAGCGGCAAAGTCAGGTAACTGGTGGGAGAACAATACCCAACGTGCATTATCTAATAACTCTGTAGCGTATTCTCGCAAGCCAGAGATGGAACAGTTTATTGCAGAATGGAAGTCTTTGTATGATTCAAAATCAGGAGAGCGTGGAATTTACAATGTTGCAGCAGCACAGAAGCAAGCAGCAAAGTATGGACGTAGAGATCCAGAAATTCATTACGGAACAAACCCTTGTTCAGAGATTATTCTTCGTCCCTATCAGTTTTGTAATCTTTCAGAAGTCGTATTACGTGAAAACGATACAAAGAAAGATATTGAGCGTAAAGTTGAGCTTGCAACAATCCTTGGGACTTGGCAAGCAACACTAACCGACTTCAAGTATCTAAGAAAGATCTGGAAAGACAATACAGAAGAAGAACGTCTACTAGGAGTTTCTCTTACTGGACAATTCGGACATAAGTTTATGTCAGGTAAAGATGACCTAGTTGCACTAGAGGCCTTCTTGATGACTCTAAGAGAAAAAGCACGAAAGACTAATGCAGACATTGCTGGGAAAATTGGGATTCCTGAGTCTGCTGCTATTACTTGTGTAAAGCCGTCTGGAACAGTATCTCAATTGGTCGGGGTGTCTTCAGGAATGCATGCATGGCATTCACCATATTATATTCGTACAGTTCGTGGCTCAAAAGGAGATCCAATCTCTGTTTTCTTGAAGGAGGTCGGCATTCCAGTAGAAGACGATGTAATGAAGCCTAACGAAACTTACGTATTCTCATTTCCAGTAAAAGCACCAGAAGGTGCAATTGTTAGAAATGACCTAACAGCAATTGAGCACCTAAACATTTGGCTTGTATATCAACGTGCCTGGTGTGAGCATAAGCCATCAATTACAATTTCAGTAAAAGAAGATGAATGGATGGAGGTCGGTGCTTGGGTATACAAAAACTTTGATGAAGTATCTGGCATTTCATTCTTGCCGCATTCAGATCATTCATATAAGCAAGCGCCATACCAAGAAGTAACTAAAGAAGAGTATGAAGCGCTAGTTGCTAAAATGCCAAAAGAAATCCGTTGGGAAGATTTGTCTTTCTATGAGACAGAAGATGGAACTTCTACAAATGCTACGCTAGCATGTACGTCTGACGGTAACTGTGAGCTTGTGGATATATCCGTTTGATGGTAAACTATTAATATTCGGCTAACCCCGAAAATTCCTGGGCATACCGCCTAGCAATAAGGAGGATCTTATGAAGCAAGATCTAAACAATGATGGAAAGGTAACAATGCAAGAAAAAATTCTAGCAGCGTTGGCAAGCTATGGACGTCACTTCCTAGGAGCAGCAATTGCCCTATACATGACAGGAAATACTGACCCAGCCGATCTACTCAAGGGTGGCCTTGCAGCCGTCCTGCCCGTAATTCTTAAGGCTCTTAATACTAACGAACCAGCTTTTGGATTTACCAAGAAGTAAAAACTTAATACAGTTTAGGAAGGCCCTTATGATAAAATAACCATAAGGGCTTTTCTAATTTAGGGGTAAATGTGGCAGCGCAAAAAAATTTCGAGGTCGACCAAAATACTACTTTCACATTTGAAGTACAGTATCTTGACGAAGATCAAAACCCAATCCAACTTCATTATCACACTGCAAAGTTGCAGGTTAGAGATACACAAGGCGGAAGAAAACTTGCTTTTACACTAGTAGAAAATGATGGAATTGTAATTAACCCAACTTTAGGAAAATTACAGATTTCTATTTCAGCCGACAGAACAAATAAAATGTTTTATCCAAAATCAGCATACGATCTAGTTCTAATTGACCCAAGCGTTAACAAGACTAGATTGCTAGAAGGGTATATGACCTTAAGCAGGTCTGTGACGATATAATGGCAACCCGCCTAATAGTAACCGAGAATAACCCCCTAGTAGTAGTCAGAGCTTCAGGAGCACCTGGCCGTACAATTATCAGCGGTACTGGAGACCCAAACAATAATCTAGGAGTACCTGGAGATTTTTATTTTGATACAACAACAACAAGATTCTGGGGGCCAAAAGCCTCTCAGACAAATACATGGAACGTTGCACAAAGCTTTATTCTAGATAAACAAATATCACTATCACACACATGGGAGCTGTCCCAGGTAACTGGACCAGTAAATGGAGTATACTCCGTTGTTATAAACCACAATTTAGGGTTCAGCCCCAACGTGACGGTAAAATCTAGCGCAGGCGACATATTAGAAACAGGAATAGACTATAATAGTATTAATCAAATAACACTGACTATGGCACAACCGTTTTCAGGGACAGCACATCTGTCATAAGGGAGAAAGAAAATGGCAAGAAAATTTTTAGTCAGCGTCGATCTCAATAAAAATGAGCTCCTAAACGCTAGAATTCAGAACTTGGGTGCAGCACCATCTAACCCAGTATCTGGACAAATTTATTACGACACATCGAATTCAACGATGTACTATTACAATGGGCTAACATCACCAGATGGTCCATGGATGCCAATGTCAGGATCAACAGAAGTTGTTCAAGATATTATTGGAGCATCTGTACTTGCAGGAACAGCATTAACATCAACATACAATGATGCAGCTGGAACAACAACACTTAAGCTTAATGACACAGCAGTAACACCTGGTTCATATGGATCACAAACTGCCATTCCAACATTCACAGTTGACGCACAAGGACGTTTGACTGCAGCTGGTACCGTAACAGTAGCAACAACTCTTTCAATTGCCGCAGAATCTGGAACAGCAGACACAGTAAATCTTTTAACAGATACTTTGACATTTGCCGCAGGCGAAGGAATTAATACCACTGTAACAGATAATACAATTACTATTACAGGAGAAGATGCCTCTACATCCAACAAGGGTGTTGCGTCATTTAATTCAGATGACTTTAATACAACAGATGGTCATGTAGAACTAGAAGATACAGTTGTCAAGTCAGTAACAACTGATTCAGGAGCCCTTACTCCATCAGGACACGGACTATCAATCCTCGGCGGAGAAGGAATCGATGTAACACATACTGGAACATCAATAACAGTAGCTGGAGAAGACGCAACTACAACCAATAAGGGTGTAGCTTCTTTCGCAGATGCAGACTTTACAGTAACATCTGGCGCAGTAACAATTAAGAATGTTAATCTAGCCACACAGACTACTGGAAATTACATTGCAACAATTGCTGGAACAACCAATGAGGTTACAGTTTCAGGTTCAGGTTCAGAAAACTCAGCAGTAACAATTGGTTTGCCAGATGACGTAACAATTACTAATAACCTTACAGTTGGCGGTAACTTAAACGTAACTGGAACAATTAACTCAGTAAATACTACTCAAGTAAACATTGTTGATAATAAGATTAATCTCAATACCGACTTTACAGGAGCCCCAACAGTAGATGCTGGTATCCGAGTAGAGCGTGGAGAAGAGACAGATGTTGAGATTTTGTGGAATGAAGCAAATGATCAATGGACACTTACAAATAATGGAACTAATTACCATGAGATTGTACGTAAGTTCAAGTCTGACATTACAACAACTACTGAAGCCCCATATACATTTAACGCAGCACATATGCTAGGAACAAGAGATGTCACAGTTGCTGTATATCAAACAACATCTCCATGGGCAGAAGTTGAAGTAGATGTTGAACACAAAACTATTAACGATGTAGTATTAACATTTGCAGTCGCACCAACAGCTGGAGCATACAGAGTCGTAATCACTGGATAAGGAGAGGTAAATGTCTGTAAAAAGATTAGTCTCCTTAAATACAGTCAGTTTAGCGACTGACCCAGCCAATCCAACAATCGGTGATCTATATTTAAATAGCGTCACTAATAAAGTCCGAGTATATACAAATACTGGATGGATTGAAGTGGGAGCAGGTTCATCTGGATCTGCTGTATCTATAGGAACTACACCACCAACTACACCTTCCCCTAAAGAAGGCGATCTTTGGTACAACAACGTTGATCCTCACTTTTATACTTATGACGGAACTTACTGGGTAGAAATATCTTTTGGTCCCGTCGGACCTGTTGGTCCAGGAGTTGCAGCGGGCGGAACTACAGGACAGATCGCAGCTAAATCTTCAAACGCAGACTATGCAGTTACGTGGGTAAACCCTTATACCGACACAAATGCAAAAGATGCAGTTGGAAATGCGGTAGGCTCAGGTCTATCTTATAACACAACAACAAAAGCAATATCAGTAGATACTTCATTAATTGCATCTCAGACATATGTAAATACTGCAGTATCAAGCCTTGCCTCTACTGCCGCAGAAACTTATGTGCCAGATTCTTTAGTGGGTAACCCAGACGGCATAGCAACACTAGATTCAAATGGAAATGTTCCAATATCCCAGCTAGGCAATATAATTGACGGGGCCCCACTAGTACTGGATACCCTTAATGAATTAGCAGCGGCTATCGGAGATGACGCTGATTTCATTACTAATATTACTAACTCTGTTTATGACACAGAAATTGGTATAATAATGGGAGCGTACTAGGAGATAATATGGCAAATGTAGCAAAACAATTTGTAAGGGCAGCAGCAGCCACTTCCTCAGCAACGCTATATACTGTTCCAGCCAGCAAAACTAATATAGTAACTAATATTTCAATTACCAATACAACAGCTGCAGCAATCACCGCCTCAATTTTATTTAATGATGTTGCATATATTGCAGCAGTAACAGTAGGCGCAAACGATACTCTTGTTATGGATACAAAGACAGTTCTTTCTGCCGCACAAACTATTAAAGGTTTTGCATCTTCGACTTCTGTAAACTTTCACATATCGGGGGTTGAATTATAATGGCAGTTCGTAAAGCAGCTTCGGCATCAGTGGCTCTATCAGGCGGCGGCGGAGGAGCAACAATACCAGTAGGTCCAACAGCGGAAAGACCACAAAATGCTAGTATTGGAGACCTGTATTTTAATACAACTCATGATACACTTGAGCAATACACCAAAAGCGGTTGGCAGAAAACTTATGAAAAAGTTGCTATGGCTTTAAGGATGAACAGAATGGAGACAATGTAAAATGCCAGACTATACCTCGTTAGCCACAGAAATTACCGCTATTAAATCTGAGATTGCAGCATCAATTGGTCACACAACATATAGCGCACAGGATTTAGTTTATCTAGCATCAGCACTAGACACATTAGGTGGAATGCTTGGCGTAAATGACATTGTTACAGCAACTGCAGATAAAATTGCAGATCTTGAAACAAAGAAAGTTGCCTCTCTTGCATCGATGGAAACAGCACGAGTTGGAGCGGTGGCAGACGTAGTAGCAGAAAGAGCAACAGCAATTAGCAATATTACAACATTAGGTACAACGACAATGAATCAAATCAATTCAGCGTCAACAAGTTTTAACGTACTATTCATAGGGAGCATGATATAAAATGGCAATTCATTACAAAATCCTGGGACAGGTAGTCCCTTCAGCAGTAAACACATACACACAGATTTACCCATGTCCAACAGGGAAAGAAGCAATCTGTTCATCACTTACAGTAGCAAATCTTTCAACAGATGACGTTCTATATTCGTGTAAGAGTAAGACAAGCAGGAGCTTCAGCAAATGACAAGCAAATTCTTGTATATGACACAGCGGCTGCCGCTGGTGTATCACAAGCACTTCAGCTTTCAATGACACTATC